ACCACTTATTCTTCTGTAACCACCATGTATAGAAGATTCAAAATTATTTAATCTTTGTGCCACTCCTGGTGTTCTAAATAACAAGGATGTGCTAGATACTAAATCTAAGCCGCCCTCACAGTTTATCGAAATACCTTGTTCTGCCATACCTTAAAAAATTTTTTAATTACTTCTTTTTTATTTACCTTTACCCAACTAGGTGGTAATTTTACGTGTGTCTTTTTTTTACTAGACATACACACTTCTTCTATCATCCATTACAACTGGGAATGGTTCTAGAAGTTGTTCTCTCATTGTCCTTAATCCTTTTTGAAACTCTACTTCAGATAATTGTGCTTGTGACATATTATCTTTAAATTGATGTACATAGTATCTAGCTCTTGCTAGTAAAACTGATGTGTACTGTTTTGGAAATACCACTGTATCTCCGTGTGCTGTTAATTCTGTTGGTTGTGCATAAGCATAAAAATATATTTTATATACACCATCTGGTATTGGCGAAAAACCTATCTTATCATTTGCAGGTGCTCTTATAACTCTTCTTGGTATTCCATAAGATTGAGTATCACTTTTATCTTTTGCTTCTTGTACTCCATATAATCTTTGCCAGTTTGATAATGATAATGGTTGTAATTTAAATACTTCAAAAGGAGCTGACTTACCTGATACTCCTTCTTCAGTTAAAACTATATTATCATAATCTATAAAACTATATTGATTTAAAATTGTTTGTGCTGATTGTAAATCGTACCATCTTGTTCCTGCAGCTGTTTCTATAACTGCATTACCATAGTAATCATTAAGTGGGTCTCCTACAGATAAAAAGTTCCACTTATCTTCTGCATTACAGATATCAAAGTAAGCTCTATTTATAGTATCTTTAATAAATTTTTGTATACCTAAAGCACTTGTAAAAGTTGTAGAAGTTAACTCAACTTCATTAAGTTCTCTTAATATAGTATTACATAAATCTAAATACGTTCTAAACGGAGCGGCCATTTAATTTCCTTTAGGCTAAATTAAGTTTTAATTTACCAACAGGCATATCAGGATACATACTAGTATCTCCTTTTGTACCCATTTCACTTTTATCACAATCTCTTCGTAAATCTACTTTACCATATTGTTTTGGATATTTATCTTTTCCATGGTCAACAGAATTTACATTATTACCTTCCATAACAGATGGTTGATGTCTTGTAATAACATCTTCGTATTTAAGACCGTTTTTAACTTTTCCCATAATATTGTCCTTTTATAAAAAAGCAGGGATGAACTTAATCACCCCTGCAATTAATTTTAGTCTAAAGTGTAGACAGCTTTTACAATAGCGTCATCTCTAAGGACTTGTCTTCCATAAACATGCAGACCTCTTACGATATCACCGAAAGTATCAGTGTCTCTTAAAGTCTCAATGTTAAGTATAGACTGAGCAGTTGCTGTAGAAGACATGTGTCCTCCTAAGCATTGTCCAGTAGCAGTTGAGCCTGTTGTAGCTGGAACGTTAGAAGATTTATACATAGAAAATCCTCTAATTTGTCCAGAAGCTACTAATCCGTTTCTTACACCACCATCACCTTGGTTAAAGTCAGATGACATTAGTTTTGAATCGGTATCAGCCAGTTCTTCATAGAACTCTGGTTTTGCAACGAACCATCTTCCTTCTTCAGGAACTTGTGAGTCATCTAAAAGTCTAGCCATTCTAGCCATGATTTTTAGAGGGCTTAGTTCGCCACTAACATTACCCATGTCTAATGGGTCGTTAGACGTAAAACTTGCTAGTGCAGAACCGTTTCCGTCACCACCGAGTCTATGGTCTGGGCTTGAAGTTGATACACCTGCAAACATTGCAGAAAGGACTTCTGAGTCCATTGTATCTTTTAGTGTGTATGCCGCACTTGATGCACCTACTGATGCGAAGTTGATATGAGAAAGTCTTTCCTCAATGTCATCAACAATAAACTTAAATGAGTTTGCTTTGTCAATAACAAGTGTCAACTCTTGGTCAGTTAGGAACTGTTTTGTAGTAGAAGCTGCACGAGTGTATGCTGCGACAGTGATTACTGGCTCTTTAATGATATTTACTGTATCACCAAAAGCAGAGATTTCACCTGCATAATCCGTGTTTGTAATAGCTTCAATAACAGAAGATTTTCTAAAGAAGTTTTGAATCTTCTTCGAGAAAATTTCAGGAACGAAAAATTCATTCGTTTGTCCCGAAGTACCCGCATTAAAGTTATTATTACTAGCTCCACTAGCGTTTTGAAATACAGCCATAGTATTTCTCCTTTTCTAGTTGAGTTGTTGTTAAAAGTGCAACTACTATCTATAAGTTATTTAATAAGTCGGATTTCCAGAACCGCCATAATTTCTTCTAGGATTATCATTTATGATACGTCCTTCAGCCATTGCGTCAGTTATAGATTTTTCGTTCTTATCAAATTCGCTTTGAGACATAGCTGCGATTTGAGAACGAGTCCAAATCTTTTTAGAACCGTATCCAACGTCTTTACTGTTCTTAATCTGAATCATTTCTGATGCAGGAACTAAGTCGCCTGATACTTCTTTTGATTTTGACTTGCCGACATCCTGTTTGAAAAGGTCAATTGCACGAGAGGCTAACGTCGCATTTGTAGCATTGCTGTATATCCAACCTTTAATTTCTTCTGGTTGACTATCTGCCCATTGATGAAACTCATCTGATTCTCTAATTGTATTAAAGTCTGGATGAAGTCTAGCCAATGTAGCTTCAGCTTCTTTTTTAGAAATTTCAGTATTTTTATTTCGAAGAGATTTTATCTCGTCTTTTAAATCTTCCATTTCTTTAGTAGCTTGAGTATGAGCAACTGATTCAACTACATCGTAAACATCTGGATAATTCTTTTTAAACTCACTAAGTTCTTCTTTACTTTTAGGAGCTTTATACTTAGGTCGATTAGCTCTTAATTGTGCATGAAGTTCTTCTTCTTTTTGTTTAAACGTATTTACCTTATCGTCGTAATGTCGTTTTAAATCGTCATACCTTTTTTTATAGTCTACCTTTTTATAAGGTTGTGCTTCTACTTTAGCTTCTTCTTTTTCTTCTTCCTCATCTTGTAATTGACTTGTGTCAACTACAGTTTTTGGAGAATCTTTTTTGTAAGCTATTGTATTAGCATCAGCAAAGGTTTGTTTCGACGCTTCGTCCATAGCATCATAATCAAGATAATTCTTTTTTTGATTATATGGATTAGCTTCTTGTTGTTCTTCGCTTTTCTGAGAAGTGGCTCTTTTTTCGAAAAGAGGGGTCTCATTACTATCAGTCATTTGTTATCACCTTTCTTTGTTATTGTTGGGGTCTTACATCATTGTAAGAGTAGCCGAAAAATAGAGTGCCTTGGTGACGCTCAGGGTAGCTCTATTTGTAAAGCCTACTTATAAGGGTTATTTAATAAACCGCCATAAGCAGCACTCATGATATCCGATGGAGCATCTTCCATTTGTTGCTCTTCTTGGACATTCATATCTTTATCATAATCGTCTTCTGCTTTTTTCATCATCTTACGAAGTTTGTCTACACCTATTTGCTTAACTGCTTTAGCTGTAATTACAAACTCTCCGTCTGATAACATTGCAGGGACTGAGTCTGATGTACCTGTTCCTGGTCCTTCGACTTCGCCTTCACCAGTAAATTCTTGTGTTCCTCCAGTAGCTACTAACATTTTTGGAATAATATTTAATAACTCTGGAAATTGTTGCATTGCGTTTTCTAAAATCATTTCTTCATCTGATGATAACATAGAAGTATCTACATCTACATCTACTTCTGGCATATCCATTTCTTCGTTCATCATCATCATATTATCAGGCATTACCATATCTTGTTGACCTGGTTCTTCATCTTCTTGTTCTAATAAATCTACTGGCATACCAGCATCTTGTGCACCTTGTAATTCTGGAATAACAATACCACCTTCTTCATAAGCACGATAACCTGGGTCATCGACAATTTTTTCATCTAATGCTGAAGATAAACCACCAGCAGCATATCTAGCTCTTGATGGGTCAAACAGTCTTTGTGGTTGACCAGGACCTTGTACTTCTCTTGGAGTTCCTGGAGAATACAATCCCATAGTAGGAGCTTTATCTTCTCCAACTACATTGTCAACAGGTTTATCTTGAGAGCCTGATTGTTGTGCTCCTGGTACTCTGTATAGTGCTGCGTATCCTGGTGTTGCCATACTATGCTTTCTTATTTGTTTTAATAAAACCTTTT